TAAACGTTCGTCTTTACCACTTTGAATAATCTCCAAAACTATAAAATTTAAAATTAAACCCATAAGTCCCAAAGCCCAGAAGGCCGCGATTGTTTCCGCAATTCCCATATTTTTTTAACCTCTTTTTCTATATGTGGCCGCAATAAAACTGGCACTTTGTTTAAGGCTACACGCCGCTCATCCTTGGTTGGCAAATCCAAAACTTTACAGGCATCCTCATATATATACCGAGAACACGCCGATTGAATCGGACCAGACTGGTCAGATAACTCAATCTCCCCATCCATAACTCTATCAATTAGTTTACTCGGCTTTGTAACAGTCTCCCAAATAGTCCTCGAAAGCATCGATAGCTGCATCGGCTCCAAGGGCAATACAGACCCACGCACCTGCTTTTTGCGCGGCATGCAAATACTCCAATTGATTTGGTTGCCACTTTGACTGGGTGTGGTCTTGACGTTTGATTTCACACACAAAAGTTGGATCACCGGGGACAATAATGTCCGAAGCACCCGCCGTTAGACCTTCTGCCTTCTCAGCGTTTGCCTTGCGAAATTCCCTTTTACCTTCGTTCTTAGGATGCAAAGCAATCTTGCCCCATGTTTCGGGATACCGCATCCTGATTCGTTTAAAAAACGCCTTCTGCTCAAAGTACTCCCGCGGACACTCGCCTCGATAATCAACGACACCATATACGGCAATATTATCAGGAAACTTCATTAACGCCCCACAAACATAGTTGGTAACCTGTTTCGACGGTCAAACCTGTACCAGCAGCAATTGTCTTTACCTGCACCTTCGCTATCCGGTATCCACTTGACCCGCCCGATCGACACGATCATTTCACACATTAACATATACGGTGCCGATTGCCTTGTATGCATCCAGTCCGCGTCAAACAACAACCATGTCGGTCGCAAAGCCGCGCACCTTTCGATGATCTGATGCAATACCACACGTTCCCAAGGCGGATTCGTAATGATAAACCGACACCCTTGCACGTCTTCTTCCGTAAGAAATGACGCATCTTTACGCCCTATCCAATCTGCCTGCGGTTCTGCATCATATGCCTCAACACACAAATGCCCAGCCTCCTCTAAATGAGCCGATAAGACCCCTGCCCCGGCACACGGCTCACAAAACCACGCACATTCTGGCAAATGTTTAAGAAGCGGTAATACGGCCTCTTTGGGGGTTGGGTAATAGTCCATCGGGTTGCGTTCAAAGTCCGATCGCTTGCCCATTATTTAAACGTCCAATAACTGGTTGGTTTTCCACGATATGATTCCAAGTCAACACCGGGCAACAAATCTTTAACAACCTTAGAATAGCTAATTGCGCCTTCACGTTCCACTTTTGTAAGACTATGGCCGTCAATATAACAAGGCTCACCACCAGCGGCCGCAACCATCTTTTCAAGCAACTCAGCCTTACGATCTTCCGATGCTTTCATATCTTGAATTAAATCCCAATACTCCGCAGCCAATTGGCGAAGTTCAGGTTTATCGTTTTCTTTTTTACGCGGCTGCAAGTGTTTCTCAGCCAGCATAGGGTGCGTAATTTCTACCAAGTATCTTTGATAGAACGCCAGTAGTGCAGGCATGTTCGCGTTAATCCATGGCTCATCATATGAGATTATCTCATTCCGTGAATCGGTGGGCGTCCATTGATAAAAGTGACACCATGGCTTGCCCGTAATAAATAACTGTATCTGGATCTGGGCATAATAATGCATCTGCATGGCAAGCGGCTTGAACTGCACTGGGGCTTTTTCATTACGCAAACTATATGGGCATTTGACCTCAATAAGACCTTCTTGGCCCACTAAACCGTCCGGTGATGCACCTAACCAATGCTCATGCGTATAAAACCCCGCTGGCATAACCCTAATACCAGTTTCCAATTCGTATTGCCCAATCGCGTTTGGCTCATTAGCCGTTCCCCAGTCTGTAGCTACATTGCCAATAAATTCAGACGGCGCATCAAATTTTTCTCGTACCATACGACGAAGGACGTCATCAGGTTTCATAAATGGAGACAAGCCAAGAATAGCCCCTACGGCTGATCCTGTTATGCGTCCGCGTCTTGCGGCAAACCACTCTTCACTTCTCTGTTCCACTTGCTTTCTCCGTCCGGGGCCGAAGCCGTTTTAATCTTTTAATGGCATTTTCTGGATAGGTACGACTGATGTGCATAATAGAAATAATCTCTTCTATTTTACGCCGCCGATCGCGTTGTTCGCTTAAATCGCTGGTAACAACTTCATTTTCAAAATCTTCTAATTTCATAACCGTTTTACGGCAGGCTTTAATGACCGATCCATAATCAGGTTCTTCAATGTAAGAGGATTCAATTAAATCTTCACCGCGTTTTTCTGCTTTGGTTTTTGGTTCATAAAGTTCCCGAACCCGCGGCAATAAACCAAATTCTTTCATGTAATCAAAAACAATATCGTTCAACGTTATAGATGCCTCAGTAAACACCATTTGACTCATGTTTTGATCTCCATGTTAAAGAGGGGAAGGCAGATGAAAGGACCCGAAAAACCTACCTTCCCCCCTACTAGCACCGTTCCCCCTCAGAACGGCACTTCGTCGTCAATCATTCCGCGAGTAGCCTTTACGGGTTCGGGTTTGACATTATTCTTTGGTCCCACTGAGGCAATATAATTACCCTTTGCGGTCTTATCTTTGCTTTCCCATGTCTTTACCTTGATTGTCATAGGAACGCTTGTCAGATGTAACTGTAACGCTTCATCAGAGGGCATTTTACCACTCTTCAAAAGTTTGCCACCTGCGTTTTGATCAATCGCAACAAGCATACGTTTTGCCTTATCACGCTTGGAATCAACATCTCCTTCCCACATAGGATTAGGATCAGCCACCCATAGTTTGTGAAAAATCTTACGGTTCTTCAATTCAAAAGGCGCAAGGATTGACCAACGTAAGGAGATAAACTTCTGCCCATCCATGTAAGTGTCCCAGCCTGCCAAATCGATAATGGCTGTGCAATTGGTATTGTTTGGAATAGGTTCAATGTCACCACCGCCAACCTCAAACTGAGTGCCAGTTTTGGTAATATCTTCGCCGTCACTTAAATCCCAAAAATTATCCATTTGCCTTCTCCTTCTTATTTGCACGAAGCGCAGGAATATGATCGGTCAATGGATTGACGCCTATCTGCACGGGTAGTGGTTCGGAAATACCAAACCGATTCTTTGAAACGTTAGCGGCCGATGCATGGCAAACAAGAATACGTGTACCATCGGAAATGGCTTTCTTCTTGTCCCCTTCGCCTGTCGTAAAAGTTTCTAATTTAAGATACCCAACAAGGTCTACATCATCGACATAGTTAGGTTCAGATTTACCACTTAAACGCAAACCCCATTTTGAGAATGATTCGTCGTCTGGTGGGTTTTCCGTACCAACCTCACTATGGGCAATAAACACGGTGTGCATGTTACGCTTGTCGGCCAAAATACCTGCCGCCTTACGAATACGAGCATGCATACCCGCAACCATGGAAAGACCCGCTCCATAGCCACCCATTGCCTGCTGTATGCTCTTTGGTTTTTTAGGATCTGTATCAACGACATATTGAATAAACATACGTTCCAAAGCGGTAACGCTGTCAACAATCAGGGTTCTATAATTATGTTCTTCACTTGTGAGGGCAAATAGCTGATCCCACAATTCTTCTGGCTTTGTTAACAATGGAAACGCATCTGGTCTCTGAATGGACGGGATTGCTTGAAGGCCATCCTCTGCCCGAATCACGATCGGATTAGGAAAAGTGACCGCTAAAGTCGTCTTCCCCATACCCGCATTACCAAAGATTGTTGCAATTACTGGCCTGTCGGCTGGTTTACTTATCGTATCTAAAACGCTCATTGAGCACTCCTCTTGCTTCTACGCCTTGACAAATGGACCCATTCGGAGTGATTGTCAACAACGCAATGTGGCGAGGGAATACTTTGAGATGGATATAGACACACTGACACGCATACGGACGGCCCTAGCCGATCGTAGACTAGATAAAGTCGCCCTACAGACTGGTCTGCACGAGAACACGATTCGCTCTATTGCGTCGGGTAAGAACAAAAATCCTACTTTATCCACAATTGAGCGGTTAGTGGCTTACCTGTTCCAAGGGAAATAAGATGCAGAAAAGTTTTTGGGAGGCGGGTTACCGCGTATTCGGGCTTCATCCTATCCAAAAGGACGGCTCATGCGGGTGCGGTAATCCTAAATGCAATGCTGTTGGCAAACACCCCCTAGCCACAAACTGGCAGCACACGCCCCATTGGTCCGAAGATCAAATCGATGTCATGGCAGAGGTTGGCCAATTCGATACCGGATACGGCGTTCTTGTCCGCGGCCTTATTGTTATTGATGTGGATGCCCGCAATGGCGGTGTCGAATCATATGAGCGGCTATTGGCCGATGTTCCCGCCATTGGTGGCGCAGGGTTAATTGTCCAAACTGGGTCAGGCGGTGGTTCTAAACACCTATATTTTAAATGCGATGAGGGCCTAGCCCTTATCCAACACCATCCCGATTATCCCGGTATCGACTTTAAATCGTCTGGTTTCGTTGTAGGGCCGGGGTCGCGTCATGTTTCCGGTAACACTTATGTTACTCTCGTGGGATCGCCCACCGAAATAGACCAAGCCCCCGCAGAACTCATTCATGGCCTGTCTAAACCCGATCGGCATCGAGCCTATACTCCCACCGGGACTGTAGACGTATCACACGATGATCTTGCGGATATGTTGTCCTATATCAATCCCGATATCGACCATGAAACATGGATCCGCTGCGGTATGGCTATCCATCATGCGACCCTAGGTACAGGGTTTGCCGTATGGGATGACTGGTCATCCAAGGGCAAGAAATACCCCGGCCGAGACATTCTTGAACGCCGCTGGCACTCATTCGGTAAAGCCATTAACCCCGTGACCCTTGGAACACTGATCCACTACGCCGAGGGCGCAGGGTGGGTGCAACCCGTTACCTTTGAGCCGAATGGCGATGACGATCTGCCCGTTGTCGATGAGTATCAAGCCAAGCACATAGACATTTCCAATATTGACCTTAAACGGCCACCGGGCTTTGTGGGAACCGTTGCGGAGTGGATACACGA